ATGTCGTAATTCATGGCCACGTATAGGCGACCACCGAGAAGAAGGAAGCCCGCAGACATATAATCCACCAGCTCCGCAGCACCTTGGAGCAGAGGGATACCGGGCCCGAAGATCCCATAGCGCCGTTGGGTTTCCGGATCTTCCACCATCTTTAGGAATGGCCGCGAGAACATATAGTCTTTTGTGGCGACCGTGTATTGGCCATCATCATCGAACAGGTTTGTCGATTGATACGACGCCCGCAAGCGCTCGGGACTTTCCAGCGCATTGATCATGGTAGTACGCAGGGACTCACGACGGAACGACCAGAACCACACCACACGGCTGACCACATTCCGCTCAAGATCAGAGACCCGGCCATAATCAAACAGCGCATCGTTTGCGAGGCGCACAGCCTCATCGGTGGTGCGACCAGATTGGAGCGCATCCACCAAGACGCCCACGCGAAAATATAAATCTTGCGCATTGGCCGCCTGGTTCCAGATGTTCATTTGGACAGAGGCGCCTTCATCGGCCAGGCCCGACACATCCAGACCTGTCCACTCACGCAGCACCCGCCGCCCCACGGTTTGGCCAGCCTTGCGCACGGTCTTTATCTCTGGATCTCTCACACGCCGCGCACTCAGACCAGACCGAGCGGAGAGAGACCGCACCACATCTTCGCTAATCTCAGCCCCGCCCTGCGTGGATAGCTGCGGAATCAACCGCGCCACATCCCCCGCTGTGTAGACCTGGCCAGTAGGAGACCGCGCCACGATTTGAACGCCGAGCTGTGTTTGGCCAAGATGCACCCGAAGAGGCGCCGCAGCCCCCATCGAAATGCCGCCCAATCGAGCCAGGGCATTTCGCCCCGCCGCACGCCCCATCGTGCTGTAAACAATAGAAGGCGCCGTCAGACAGTTCACGCCCATGTAAACGAGATTGGGCAGGAGGCGCCCACCCAAAAGACCGCCCTTGGCCCAACGCTCCAACCCAGCTCCCACATTCCCGAACACATCGCCCAGGCGTAAGAGAAGACGATTGTTAACGGGATTGTTTGGATCAATCCGCTGCATCATCTTTTGGTAGCTTCCTGGCGAGGCCAGGTTGGCCAGGCGCCGACGCGCAGCAGGAGGAAGGCCAAGCGCCTCGAGGCGAGAGATTGGCGTGTTTACTTTGTTGTCGGCGTACAGCTCTATATACCTGCGCAGCGCCTCGTTGTAGTTCGAGCGCACGGGCGTGGCTTGCGTCATATCAATGGCCCGATCCCGCACCACGCTATAGATCTCTTTCATTTGTGCGTCAGTGTAGCCCGACAGCAAATTGCGCACCGGAGCGGGAACCGTAATGCCAAGGTCTGCAAACATCCAAGTCTGTTGCGGATTGTTTGCCCGCCGATACACCGCCTCGTCACACAGAGCAAACCCCAACATTTCCACCACATCCCGGTCACCCAATGGACGACCATAGCCCGTGGCGTTTAGTTGGTTGCGCAGCCCCGCGATAAACTCAGCAGGCGCAAACTCACTCAGATATCCAGAGCTGCGCAGCGCATCCGGTGTAAACACCTCAGAGACAATCGCCGCCGTGCGTCGCTGGAAATAGCTGGCAGCAAACAAATCCACCAGACGTTCGGGCGTGAAGATCGGTGTTGTGTCGATGGTTCCACCCAAGGATTTTAGCGTCACCCCCTCAGAGGAAAGACGACGACACGCCACCATCAACGCAGACAACGTAGCCTCACCCCACTCATCACCAGCACCGACGCGATCAAACAAGGCGACCAGGTCAGCGAAGGCATCCGGCAGCGGATCTCTTCTCAACAGCTCGGCAATCTCAGCCCGCAGCCTCGCAGGACTGGCCCGCAAATCCATGAGCACCCGGTGGGAGCTGGCCCCAAACACCATGTTTCCCATCGTTTCAAATCCGCCATACAGGTTGGCCAGCACATCCCCAACCATTTGCCGTGGCGAATCATAGGCGCCAGCCATCACACGGGAGAACGCCACGGGACGGGAGACCCCACGTTGTTGGCGCATCAATGCAAAAAACTCCTCATCGATGCCAGCCCATGCCCTGCCCAGCTCTTCGACCAGCGGACGCAACACCGGGTCAACATCCACAAACGCATCATCGGGCAACCGCGCCTCAAGAGCTGCACGGAGCTTTGCAGGTCGCAGCTCTACAGGCCGCAGGATTTGGGCGAGAGATTCACCGGACACCGCTGGAGCTTCAGACCCGCCGAGCCTACCACCCACGGGCGCCAGCTCTTGCACCTTGCCAGAGGCCAGCGCCATCGCCTCGAAATCATTCAGAACCGCTCGGTTTACCACACGCAGAGGAATGACATTCACACCATCGGGCAGCTCGATTCCAGCCGCCTTGATATCGTCTAAACTCAACCCATCCACATCCGACACCAGGTCACGGATACGAACGCGCACCTCACCACCGGGCTGCGCAGGAACCAAATAGCTATCGTCTTGGCGCAGTGTTCTTGTCAGCTTGGCCATCGGCCTATCAGCGGAATCCCGAAACAGCTTGTTTGCCACATCCCTATCGGCCACCAGACGAGGCGTAATGCGCACCCGCGCACCGCCAAGGTTGGCCGACCGGACGCGACGGGCGCCCGCTTGCAGAGCCAACACCCCGGCCACGCCCTCCACCGTAGGAGCTTGGCCGGACACACGGGAGACCTGGCCAGGAGCTGGAGCCGCACGACGCAACACCGCCAACGCATCTTCGCCATCGGTCAGAGCTTGCCGCACCGCCTGGCCAACACGGCGAGAGATTACGCCCGTGGACTCCAGACGGGACAGGAACGACGCAGCATCCATATCGGAGCCAGAGCGACGGAGCGCAGCCGATAGGGTATCCTGCGCAGCCTCCGCCACATCTTCCACCACAGCAGCAGGAGGCGCACCGAACAGCCCAGTTTGCGTGGATGGAGGTTCGGGCGCACCGAACAGCCCCGCTTGCGTGGATGGAGGTTCGGGCGCACCGAACAGCCCAGTTTGCGTGGATGGAGGTTCGGGCGCCTTTGCTGCTTCTGTCGGTGCTTCGTCGAGCACCTTGGCCAGAGACATGGCCGAGTCTTGTACTTCGTCAGTCTGAGCCACAAGATCAATCAGACTGTCGTTGACGGTACGAGCGGACGGTTTGCGCATCGCCTCACGGGCAAGACGCGCAGACGTAGCAGCGCCCGCCCCGGTTTCACTGGCCAGCCTACCAGCGCGGACGCCACGGCTAACGAGCTTGGTTGCAGACGTGACGCCCAAATCTATTGGAACCATCAGCTCACCAACCAGGCCGAGCGCACCGCCGCCCATGCGCATCGCCGCACGAACGGGATCATCTTGCTCTAAGCCCATCAGCTCGCCAGCATAGTCGCCAAGATCCCGACCGCCGCCGATGAATCCCATCCCCTCACGGACGCGACGACCAACGGTTTGCCCCACCGTAGCATCTACAAAAGGAGCCTCAACCACCGCAGGAACGGCAGACGTTGGAACGCTCAACATGCGCATGGCATACATGGACGGGGATTCCACCACCTCACCCATGCGAGTGGGCCTGGTTCCAAGGTCAGCCAGAGCCGGCCCCAGCTCTTCCAACACCGCCCCCGCCATGCTCTCAGCAGGAGGAAGCGGACGACCAGGCGCCCCCACAGACTGCAACGCAGATTCCAGATCCTCACCGAGCTGGCCAGACAATATCGCATCCCGCCGCTGTCTAAACTCTGGACTGTTCTCGATATCTTCCACAGCCAAGCCGGGACGCATACCCGCTTCCACGAGCGCTTTCATTTGTGCAAACGATGCACGGGTAGCAGCAAACTCACGGGCGCGCCGATCCCGTTCGGTGTCGGCACTGCGCACCGTTTGAGGGAGGAACCCAGACAGCAGCTCGGCACCGCCCCGCCCCTGCTCTTGCTGACCTCGAGCCAGGCGCACCGCCTCAGAGAAAATGCTAGCCTCGCCAGCCCGCTCCGCCCCACTGGTCATGGACTCAGTAACAAACGGCATACCGGGAGCAATCGCCCCGCCTGGCGTAAACGGGACGGTCTCCAACCGCTGCGCCCGGCTCTCTCTCTCAGCTACCTGGCCAGGCTGCGCAGCCAGAGCTTGACTAACAAACTCACGCTGCGCACTCATCACATCCGGTTCACGACCTCGAGGCGCACGGGGCAACGGTAGCGCCACCTCTAAACGTGGAGCAGGCGCAGGCGCAGGCGCCACATCCAAAAGCAATTGCACCCCACCAGCGGACAGCGCGCGGATTTGTGCATCCGTCAGCCCACGACCAGAAAGCGCTTCATATTGCGCAGCCGTAATATCGGTGCGAGGGTTAGGCACGGGCGCCCCCAATCATCGTGGATTCAGCATCCAGAACCGCCAGACTGTGTAGCTGTTCCAACGCCCGCCGCTGTTCCTCGCCAGAGTAGGTGCGCACCAACTCGTTTTCTAAATCGGCCAACGGAGTTTCACCACGAGATTGATACAGACTCAACACCACCCGCCCAATCGGTGTAGCGTCTACCCCCTCCCCAGACCTGGCCAACTGCGCACCACGAACCCGCGCATCAAACCGTGCGGAAGTGTCTCGTTGTTGCGGAGTAATACGCACCGGACCATCATCATCAGATGGTGGCCGTGGGAGGATACGCGGAGGCGCCTGGTCATATTCTTCCCAGCGAGGCGGAACAATAACTGGAAACGGTGTCGGTGTTGGTGTCGGTGTTGGTGTCGGTGTTGGTGTCGGTGTCGGTGTTGGTGTTGGTGTCGGTGTCGGTGTCAATGCCATTCGGTTGCGCAGCTCATCCAAACCCAAAGATTCCAAGCCGGATAGAACACGCTCATAATCAGCGCCGACCAAGGACGACGACGGACGGGAGCGCAACCGATCTTCACCGAACAGGCGCCTATATTCTTGGCGTGCAGTGTCCACGATACTGCGTGCTTCTTGAGCAGGGATATCCACCGCCGCCAACTGAATCGCTAAATCCCTCAACCGCTGTTCTAGCGCCGCCTCTTGGTCCGACATGTCCAACGGTTGTTCCATGATAGGACTAAAGCCGCGCACCGTAGCGGGCGCCCGTTGCGTGGTTGTGGTTGTGGTGCGCCCCGCGCCACCGCCGCCGCCGCCGCCAGAGCTGCTATCCCCGCCCGCTAGACTACGAATGGTGGTGTATTCCACTTCAGTGCGTGGATCGGTAGCCACCTGGATAGCGCGTGCATCGGTGATATCGAGACCGCGTGCCTCCGCAAAACGTTCATTCACCGACTCACGAACTAGACCGCGAAGAAGGTTCTTTTGTGCCGGATTCAGTCTTGACCCCGTAGCCGTGGCCGACATGTTTTCCATCGCTTGGATGGCTTGATTCGTTTGATCCTGCAAATCCTGCGCAGTAGACGACGCAGAAAACGAGATGTTTTGGGCAGCCCGTCGAGCCACTTCCAACATTGCCTCGCCTTGGATGTTTTGAAACCCGCGCTCAAACTGGCGAGGCGTAGGATACGCCTCATCATCACCGACACCAGCACCGCCGCCGCCGCCCGTGGTTGTACTAGTTGACGTGGTTGGAGCGGTTGCACGGGACGCCAGGTTGCGTGCATTAGCATAGAACTGGCGTGCATCGTTTTCGCGGTCGATGTTCCGACGATTCCGCGCCACTTCCCGATCCACTGCGCCAGATTGCAAATCGGCCAACAGCTTTTCTGTGTTGTTGATTTGGGAAATGATGGCGTCACGGGTTGCATTTGCCAGCGCCACCCGTTGATCAAAATCAGCATCATCAATATCCAATTGCCGTTTCGCTTCCATCATGGCCAGGCGCCACATTTCTTGGCGGTTTTCAGCATACCGAGAAACATACTGCGCAGCCCGCGTGCCAGGTCTCAACCCACCAGGCAACTCCAGCTCGTACACCTTGGCCATCATCGCACCTCTAAAAGATGGGGGTTTTCACGATAGAACGTGGCCAGCTCTTCCGCCTGTGTTGGAGAAATACCAGCCGCCTCGAACCCCGCCTTGTACTTTTCAAACACCGCGTTGGTTTCAGCGCCAGGCCCCTCGGCACCTTGGCCAAAGATGCGCAGGTCACCCAGCAGCCCGGAGACCTCGCCGCCCGTAGCCCTGGCCAGGTCAGCCACCGCCGCCCGGTTTTGCATTTGTCGCCGAGCCTGCGCAGCAATCAGCGCCTCCAACTCGTCTTCCTGCGCAGCTCGCTTCTTTAGGTCAGCCTCTGTAATAGACTCAGCCAGGCGCTGTTCTGCATCTAGTTGTTGTTGTTCTTTTGCCATCGCCTGCGCAAGAGCTTGGCCAGATCCCATATCGGCAGCGGACAACAGCCGCGCTCGGTCCGCTTCCAATGCACGACGGGCGCCCGCCTGCGCCCGCCTGGTTTCGCCACGAATGAAAGACGCCTCATCCTCAGACAGGCCCAGCGCATCCGCAGCCGCCAAGCGCTCCAACCTGCGCAACCGCTCCGCATTGCGTCTATCCAAAGCAGTAGGCAGAAGAGCTGCACCCGTGGCCACAGCTTCGCCGCCCAGCTCCGCAACCAATGGCAACAGTGCGCCCGCAGTAATCGCAGCCATAATCACTCCATAAAAGTTTCGGTGCCTGTGTATGAAGTATACCCGCCATCGGGCAGACACTCACATTGGATCGAGACCGGACCCAGAAACAGCAGCTCGCTGCGCACATCGCACACCACCTCAACCGTATGGTGGCCAGCAGACAACCCCCGTTCCACGTGGAACAGAAACAGCGGACGCCGCGCCGCTGTACCCGTGGCGAAGCCGGAAACATTTGTGGCGATGCTCTGCGCAGACGGTGGCCCGGCCTCTTCAGTGAAATGGTACGAGCGACTGTTGACCACAACCTGGCCATCGATGCGCAGGTAAAATCGAGAATCAACCACGCTCGGCGTTGGACTGGTCAGAGCTTTGTAGGGACTGGAAGCATCACCAGCCGGAACCACGACATAGCCCATCGCCTCAATCAACAGCGCCCCTGTACTTTCCAGGGTGACGGTTTGAGAGGCGCCAGGTAGCGACAGGTAAAGCACTTGCTGTGTAATGTCTGAAGTCTTTACCGTTCCCGTGGAATAGGCGCGCTCCACCGTGTCATCCACCAAGGCGCTATATCCATACGTGTTCCCGGTCACAAACCGACGACCGCCGCCCACTTGCGTGGACTCGGCCAGCGCCTGGCCATCAAACGAGGCGGACTGCAAATCCCCCGGCACAATCTCCGCATTGAGATAATCCCGCGCCCCTTGATAGTCGGCATCCAAAGAAGACGCCAGAAGATCCGACCCATTGAGGAATATGTAAGGAGTAGAAAAGGCCACGGGTCATCGCTCCTAAATGCTGGACATGTAGGCCATGCCATTGCAATGGCAAGTATCCACGGTGTTGGCGGACGCCGCATCGTTGACATTCCAGCGGAGCTGGAGCCGAACACCGAGCAACGAGCGCCCAGCCGTTCGGTTTATATAGATCCCCGACAAGCTATTGCGAGACCAGGCCGAAACGATGGAGCCGTTGCTTCCGCCCGTGTTCCCATCGTTGCCGGATCTATTGGCCAGCCCGTAGCCGATAGGCGCCTGAATCACCGTGGACAACGTACCGCCGCCATCGTCATAATCTAGAACCACTTGCAGGTAATAGATTTGCTGCGCCTTGGTTGCGCCGCCGCCAGAGGTAGCCACATCCCCAACGAGCTGGTTGAAATGGTAGCGCATCACAGCACCCACGGGCGCAGCCAACGGAGACACAAACGCCACCGTCAGCAGATCCACCCAGGAGGTTGCTGCGCCACCTGTACCAGAGGAGCGCGTGGTTCCACTGGTCACGGTGCCAGCCTCCGAGAAGGTGACGCTATTGTAAACCGCCGACTCTCCAAGGTGCTTGGACGTAATCGCACCGCGCCGCACGTTGGACAAATCCAAACGGCCATCGGTGCCATCGGTGTTTCGCTCCAGCTCCAGAAAAATATCATTCAGACTATCAGCGGTAATCACATCCGATGGTAATCGATATGCCGGATTAATCGTGGTCATCGGTGCTGGTTCCTCATCCAGAGCGTGGCATTGTAGATGCGCAGCTTTGTATCGGAGACATACGCATAAGCATTGGAAGCGCCTGCGCCGTCATAGTTAGCAGACCAGCGCACATCGAGCGCCACCGAGCGCGACGGCACCGGAAAAGAAAACGGAATGTGCATGGTTTGACGACGAGGCGGAAACTTGCCAGATCTGGCAATCAAAACGCCATCCAGAAAGATCCCCACTTGCCAACGCCAATCGGCACCAGTAGGAGCAGAGCCAAGACCATAGGCGCTGGCATCGCCCAAATAAAACTCGAAATCTACGAGCGCCGCACCCTTTACCACACCAGCCCGCGCATCAAATCTCAGATACACCCCATCGCTCATGGTCTCTGTTAATGGGTTCCAGCCTGGCCCCCATGCGCTGCTATTCGTGGCATATTCAGCAGACGGCGGACCGAGTATCCCGGTGATGCCCACGCCACCATCGGGAGGTTGGAAGCCCTCCAAATCGGTGATGTTCGTCTTTGTGATGGCGAAGGTTTGCGACATTAAAAGCGAACCCTGGCCAGCCGTAGCCCCCGCAGGCGTAGTCTTTACACGGGAATCCACGTTGACAGGCGCCGCGAACTTGTCAGCAGTGAAGCCCTCAAACGGGAGCTGCTCACCACCCAGGCCACCATTCATCGTTCGTGCGATGTTGCGCCCCTCGTCTTGGAGGAGCTGCGCATCTACAAACGCACGAGGAACAGCAGACCGGGAGGTAAATACTTTCATGGCCTATCCCTGATGAATCACGGTGCGAGACCGGGGAACGTATCCAATCTGGTAGCGCACCACATGGAACCGAGCAGAGCTGGACAGGCGCCACTTAAACCACAGCGTGGAAGAGGCGCCCACATCCCAGCGCAGCCGGGTGACAGTGATCCCCGAATATAGACTGGAGCCGATGCGCGCCACCTTGTCACCTACCTGGCCAGCGCCAAAGAGCGCAGCCTGGTTGGAGCCTTTGTAGCGATCACTCACCGCCGGGGACTGCGATCCAGCAGAGCTGTACTGCTCCAAATAATCCACCGCATATTCCAGCAGAATAGGTGCATTGCCAACAGCCAACACATCCACCAGCACATATCGGACAGACTTATAAACGCTGTCATCCCCGAAATCCTCCCACACCGAGCACCACTGGCCATCCGTTGCCGCATTGTTTTCCACGGAAGAGATTGACCATAGGTTGGCATCTATGTTTGTCGCCGTGAATCTTTCACCCTGCACACCGCAGGCGCTCCAAACCTGGAGACCGCGATTGTAAATGATGGAAATGCTAGGCGTGGAGACCACCCGCGTGGTCTCAGGCGCAAGCAGGAAATGGCCAGATGGTAGACTGGCCATGGCGTTGAACTGGAAGGCGCCAGGCACTTGGCTATCGCTACCACGCACCGACCAAGCCTGCGCATCTATATGGTAAACCAGGCCACGGTTTGGGCTGCTCTGCCCGTCCGCCGGGTAATGACACCACCATTCCCGCTCCAATGGCGACCAGGCTGCGCAAGCACTGGCCAAAGCCGCTTCGTTAATCCTACGTGCTTCCCTGGCCACACGCGTATTCGGAGCCGACACCACCATGGACGACGGCGACCCGGACACGATGCGCACCCCATCCCCGGTGAGGAACATCACACCGACACCAGGCACGAGCGTAATGGTGTTCGTGGCCACGGTGCCCACATCCCTGGAAATCACCGAGACCCGGTAAAGGATGCCAGCCTGGTCGGGAACGATGGCATCAATCCCAAACTCTCGAAAGACCAGCAGGACTCCATAAAAGGGAACCAGCCCAGTGATATCGCCCGCGTTTGTATTGCCCAGGTTGTAGAAGTTAAAGGCGCCAAACTGTTCGGGCGCTCCTTCTTCGCTATACAAAATGCGCTGCTCATAATCGGCACCGCCCGCCATCCACACACGTCCATCCCACGAGGCGCCAAACCGCAAGGTTCCTGGAATGGATATGCTATCCGTCAAGGACGGAGCTGGAGAAACCAAGACGCTATCGGGCGCGATATCCATAAAATCGGTGGAGCTGTTTTCTGGAATCCTGGCCAAGAAAAAGTATTGAGCTTCCCCCTGCGCATCCAAACTCTTTAGGTTCTTTGTCCGGTACAGGCGCCGGGCGACGGTGCCAGCCGGGCCTCGAGGGATGGAGCGCAACAGCACACCATATCGGCCTTGTTCAGCCGCAGCATCGAACGACCACGCCGCAGACGCCGCAGCCGACAGCGGAGAGATTGACCCGGTCTCAGTCTCAAACGCCACCCGATACGTGTATCGGTTGACCTCGCTTCCATCGGTTGCCGCCTGCGCATCGCCCAAACCGCGAGGCGCCATGAGTTTTGCCGCCGTGGTTCCACTCTCGTTCCTGGTCGCAACCGTCGCATAATATGTCGGGTCAGGCGCGAAGACTTGTGGAGGCGCAGGCGCCGTAGTGAATCCAAACGGAGCCACGAGTTTGTCACCACGGAACCGCAGAAGAGTATCCGCCCCCATGATTATTAGGTCAGAACCGTGGTTGAAATATTGCGTGCCTGGTTCGGAGGGGAGCGGACGTTGCCGCCCCGTGGCCAACACCTGGCGAGCTGGAGCGGTAGTGGATGTGCCAGAGCTTAGACCGTGCTCATAAAGCAAAGAGCCGCCCTGCTCATATAGACAATACAGCTCGGCGCCGGATTGGCGAGACCACACCGCCAGGGAATACAGTGGATTGAAGTCTTCAGTAACCACCACGGTATAGCCAGGCGTTGGGTTGTATGGTTCCCAGCCCCTGTCATGCACCCAGGCGCCGCCCTCCTTATCCATGCGCATGTTTACTATGAGGGATGCCGCGCCCAGCTCGGCCACATACCGCTCATCCATCCCACCCGCTGCACGTTCCCGCATCTTGACGGTTTGCATGGTCAGCCCTCGTAGGTCAGCGTAAACTCAGAAGACCAATACTGCCGATCCCGATTGATTTGGAACTGGCCAAATTGCCACGCGGTATCGGTCTTGAACATCCGCCGCTTGAACTGTTCCACCGCCTTGGAATACCGACCCTCATAGAGCTGCGCAAGCGCGGTGTTGTTGCTCTTCAGAAACACATCGGCCAGCGCCCGATCTACAATGACCTGATGGAACGGCCAGGGCATCGACGGGGAATCGGTGTCATATACGAGAGGCGCAGGTTTGACCAGATACCGCAGCTCGGCGCGACGGAACTGGAGCGCCGGACGGTCTCGCCAGTTTTCATTCGTGGCCGGGTCAGCCTGGCTGTATTCCTGGTCGCTACCGTCTACCCGTGGCCACGGGCGAATCCGACGAATAGAACCATCATACTCCAGATATCGCTCATTGCCTGGATACAATCCCAGAACGTATTTCACAACCGCAGTGGACGCGGTGTCCAGAGCTGTGACGGGAATGTTCATGGTTGCCGTGGTATCGCTATTCAATACCGCGCCTTGAGTAATGGCCAGCCACCGAGGTTGGCCGAGTCTTTCACCCGTGGCATGGTTGAAATTTGCATTGAACCACAGCCGTTTCTTTAGCCCCTCGAGCGGTTCGGGTTGGCCCCGGGTTGTGTAGCTTGCAGGCCGCGCAGCAAACGGCACACCATCAAACGTGAAAAACGAGACCGTGGCCGCGTAGGTTGCAGACGGGTTCTGCGCATCTACCGGAACCTGCGCAATACTTGGCTCACTCAGCGCACCATAGGCGCCCGACGGAGATTCCAGACACCAGCACAGCTCGTAGTATTTGCCCTGTTCAAACGTTCCATCCGCCGTGGTTTCCACCTGGTTCCAGATAATGGACATGGTTTCGGCAGGAGGGATCACACGGGGAGGGATAGGGAAATACATTTGCGCGTAACTGTCGGTTCGATCTTCGCGCAGGCTGGCCATTTCTTCCGGACGGTTTGCGCAGCTCCACACCTTTTGGCCGAGCGTCAAAGCGCCAGGCGCATCCGGGATTGGAGTATCCCGCTGGCCCAGGTTGAGAATCTCCAGACAGTCGGACGGCAGCAGATAATATCGGTGCTTAATCTTCCACCCAGCAAATCCGGTGATGGTTGCAGGGGAAGCAGGAGGAGACCCGGCCACAGGATGCCGGATCGGTTCGGTGGTGACCAGCTCGGTTGTACTGTTCACCTGCAAAATCTCATAGTCTCTGCCGTGCAGCTCAATGATGTTTCCCACCAAAACCGAGCGCTGCGATACCAGCTCGTCAATCGGAGCCGAAAACGTGACCAGGCGTTGGCCATCGTTGGTGGTTGTGGTTTGGCCGTTCAGCCTCGAACTGGTCAAATCTGGATACAAATCCATGTAGACCAGGCGTTGACTGAACGGCCACACGGTCTCGTTCCAAACATGCCGATATGCTTCGTTGAGCAGCTCGGTCATTTGGTCACGATACCGGGTCTCTGTCGGGTCGAAATCGGTCTTGTTTGCTACGCGTTCCCGCATTTCTTTTAGATTCACAATCCCTCCCCGACAGAGACAAACAACTTAGAACTGCTTGCGCACCATCATGGTAACCAAGCCGCCGCCCTCATTGTCGAGAGCCACACCCAGGACCCCAGCAGTTGCCGCAGCCACCGACAGGCTAGCCGTACCAGCAGCGCTAATAGGCCCGCACACAGGCTGGCCAGCCAGGACACCAGCTGCGCACTTGGCGCCAGTGACATAGCCAGAAATCACAACCTTGACGGTTTGGTTAGCGCTGGCAGATTCCAGCGCCACACCCATAGCGGACGCATTGCCCACGGTAGGAACGGCAGGCGCCGCCACCACATACGCAGCCTGCGCAGCCCCGGTCTTGCCAATGTCCCAGGCCACCACATCACCAGCAGCGATAGCGCCACCAGCCAAAAAGGTTTCCACCTGGCGACGGTGCATTTCAGCACCGCCAAGCGCGGTGCCATCGGCGTCAGTCGTTTCGAGGTACTGAATGATATCGTCTGTTGCCATTTGTCTTTTCCTCCTCAGAAGGTGTCAGCATCAACAAGCACACCCTGGCCACCCAGGTGACGCGCAGTGAGCTGGCATTTGTGGTAGATATGCGCAACGCGAGCCTGGTTGCCCTGGCCCATGACGAAATCGCCCGTGGCATAGTCGGCATCCGAATGAATGACCAGCTTGATTCCTGAGAAGTTCAGGAAGTAAGCCGAGAACTCATTGGTTCCGACAGCGGTGTTGATAGGCATATCGCTATCCTGCTCCACCATTGCACCAGCAAAGGCGAGCGCCATACGCCCAGCATCCAAGGTCTTTTCATCAATGTACCGCTCTTGCGCCTGGAGCTTCTTTTTGTAGTTGTTCATAAGCGCAAGACTGGCAATGATGACATTGATCTCACCCACGGGCGCAACGTTGTTGGCCGCAATGTAAATGTCATTCATTGCGCCCAGTCCATTGGTGCCGAAGGCGCTGGAAGCCGTTGCACGCTGGTTCTGCCAACCACGGGTATTCTGGTAGGTCAGTTTGGAAACGCCGCCAACGGTGTTGGTTTGAGAACCAGCGTCCAGGTTTTCAAGAAACCCGGTGGTGCTGGCCACGCCGTTCAGGGTGTTGAGGTTGAGCAAGACCGT